ACTTGGTCGCGATGATTTGCGCCTTCAAACGGATCAGTTCGGAGGCGAACAGCGCGACCTCTTCCTGCATCGACCGCAGCCGCAGCCCGGCGTACTGGCCCTTGATCTGCTGCGCGGTCGCCGTCTCGCTGGCGGCGGTCTGGCCTCGGATGATGTCGGAGATGCCGGTGATCTCGTAGATCTGCGACTTGATCTGCTCGCGCGCGCCGTAGCATTGGATCAGCGCCTGCGCGAGGGTGTCGAGCGGCAGGAGGTCGATGCTGCCCTTCAGGCCGCCCTTCTCGCCGAACGCCATCCATTTATCGACCGGGATCAGCGTGTTGTTGTCGCCCTCGGTCAGGAGGCGCTGGAGCGCGGGCTGCGAGGCATCGTAGACGCCGCGCATCCGCAGCGCCTTGACCAGCCCGTCGATGCGGTCGGAGAGGATGTCGAGTTCGTTGGCCTGATCCTGATACAGCAGGAAGTCCGGCACCGGCACGAGGCTGTCCGAGGTCGTGGTCGCGTAGAGCGGCTTCGGGCAGGGATAGAACCCTTCCAGCCCGAGCGGGTCGTCGCGCTCGTCCACGAACTGACCCATGCCCTTGTGCAGCCAGTAGACCTTCTGGGTCTCCTTGCACCAGAGCTCGCAGATCTTCGCGCGCGTGCCTTCGCGCTTGCGGTTGGGGCCGTCGAGGTTATCGGGGCCGCTGTCGAGCGGGATCTTGCTGCCCATGTCCTCGCCGAAACGCTCCACCAGCGCCTCGCGGGTCATGTAGACCCAGCGCCAGACCTGCGTGACCTCTTCCCATGTCCTGGCCGAGGAGTGGCCGAAGTCCTTCCAATGGACGTAGTCCACCGGGGCGCACTCGTACTCGATCTCCTCGGGCATCTCCGCGCCCTCGGGGAGGTTGCCGTCCTCGTCAACGTCCTCGGTGACCTGCGCGCCATCCTCGGGCAGCGCCAGTTCCTGCGCGCGCACGTGCGGCTCGTAGCGGACCCACGCGACGCCGCGCCCGCCGAGGAAGCGGTCCTCGACGGCGTACTTCATCGTGGCGCGGAAGTCGGGGTAATGCTCGATCTCGTAGTCCAGCGCGCGCTCGATCAGCTGCGCCGCCACGCGCCCGATCTGATCCCGGTCGCCGAAGCGCCGCTTGGCCGAGGCCTTCGGCAGCTTGGCGTAGACCGCCGGGATCAGCGTCTGGACGTTCGACCAGAGGATGTTGAACTTGACCGTCTCGTTGCCCGACTGCGTGCGCGTGTCGTCGCGGTAGCGCTTGATGATCTTGGTGCAGCGCTTCTCCCAGCGGGTGAACTCGGTCTCGTAGGTCGAGATCGCCTGCAGGAACTTCTGCACGCCGGTCGGCTGGACGTCGGCCATCACGGCCTCCTTCGGAAGATGACGTCGCGGTGGACATGGCCCGCGATCATGTAGCCCCAATCGGCCAGCATGGTGATGGTGTCAACGTCGGTGGCGCCGTACCGCTCGCCCAGCCCCTTCAACTCCAGCACGATGGTCGGCCAGGAGCGACAGATCGTCTCCTTCGCGCCCTGCACCGCGAAATGCTCGTAGCCCTCGACGTCGAGGCAGAGCAGGTCGCAGTCATCGATGTCGAAGCTGTCGATCCGCATGATCGAGAACTCGGCGCCGTTCTTTACGCGATGCGCGCCGATGTTGTGGCGATCGAACCTGTCCATCGCGCCCGTGCCAGCCGACGCGCCGAACGCGCCGCGATAGGCCGAGACCTTCGCCCGGTCGGCGCCCTTGAGCTTCTCATCAAGGTTCAGCAGCAGCGCCGCGTGGTTCTCCTCGTCGGGCTCGACCGTCAACACCTTGTCGAAATGCCCGGCCAGCGCGACCGGCCAGATGCCGATGTTGCCGCCCGCCTGCACGACGGTACGCCGGCCCGAGGTCAGCGGCAGGATGTCGGTCCAGAGGTCGTTGACCTCTGCGAGGATGATCTCCAGCGCAACCTGATCGGCGTCAGGGACATGCCAGCCTTCACGCCGCTGCATACTTGACCTCATCCTGCTGCCACGGGCGCGGGTGGCCGTGGAAGATGATGATGCGCTCCGAGGCCGAGCGCGGGCTGGCCTTGAAGCTGCTGATCGAACGCGGGCAGATGTCCTGCCAGTAGGCGGGCGCGATGTCGAGGTGCTGCTCGAGCCACTCCTGGTCGCCGCCAAGGTAGAAGCGCTGGTCCTCGCGAAAGGCGCGGTAGAGGCGGCTCATGTCGCCCGACCACAGCATCATGCTCGACTGCATCGCGGCCTTGTTCATGCGGCCGCGGTAGAAGTCGCGCAGAATGACGAACTCGTCGTCGCCCGCCAGCTCGATGACCGGCGAGATGTCCCGCACGATCACGGTGTCGAGGTCGAGGTACAGCACCGGCCCGCGCAGCCGGAAGATCTCCATCTTCGACCACCAGCCCGGCCAATCGTGGAGAAGCTCGATCGTCTCCAGCGGCAGCGCGTTGGGCTTGTCCGTCAGGCATATGAAGCGGTGCATCGGCGCAAACCGCCGGCACATGTCGCGGAGCGCGACGACGTGCCGGGGCTCGTACTCGCCGCCGGAGCGCAGGACTGTGGCGATGGTGATCATCGCTGCGCGGTGCTACGCGCGAACCGCTCGTCGGACTCGCGCAACGCCCGAGCGAGATCGGCAGGCGACGGGCGACCGCGCGCGGCGATGGGGCGGGCTGGCGGCGGGCCAATTGGGTCCATCACAGGGGACGGCACGGGCGCGGGCGCGGCCATCGCCGCCATGTCCGCGGGCGACAGGCCGCCGAACGTGTCGGGGCGTGCGGGCTGGAACTGCATGTCGGCCTCGCTCGGCATTCCCGCCATGACAGGCAGACGCGGCCTTGCGGGCGCAGCGGGACGCGGCGGCGGCGGGATCGGGGCCGCAGCGCCGCGCGGGTCGGTCGAGGGCATGTACGGGATCGACGGCGACGGGGCGTCGTAGCCGCCGGGGGGCGTCGGAGGCAGGGCGGGGTTGGGCAGTCGCTCGTACATCTGCGCGGCGTCCGCGACCTCGGCGGGCGACATGGCCGGGCGGTTACCGAAGCCGAGGAAGCGGCGGATGTCGTCGAGCGAGTAGGACCGCACCGGGCCTCCGGCGGTGCCTTCGGGGCGCAGCATCGGGTCCATGATGCCCGCCATGCGGCGGTCGAATGCGTCCTGCTCGTCGCGGCTCATCGCCATGGCATCACTCCTTGTTGCGCGCGCTGATGGCGCGGGCTTTGGACTTCGCGTCTTCCTTGCTCGACGCGCCCCACGCGCGCAGGGCCAGGGCGAGGCGGGTCGGCTTGCCGTTCTTTTCCATCGGGCCGGGCATGTTGCCCATGCGCGCGAGGAACGAGGCGCGGCGCGGGTTGTCGCCGGACTTCACGGGAGCCTTGAGCGTGCCGCCGGTCTCGGCCTTGTAGGACGCGCGGCCCTTCTCGTTGAGCCCGCCCTTCGGGTTCTGGCCTTCCTTGCGCTGCCAAGCCGGCGAGGACATGGCGTTACGCCGAGAAGATGCCGACCGCGAGGACGGTGACGCCCGCGCCGGTCGTGATTTTCCACGGGCCGGTGACCGCCGCCGCTTCGATGTCCACGTCGTAGACGCCGACCGGCGTGTTGGCCGGGATCGCGAGGATCGTGGTCGAGCCGTCGATCACCGAAACCGTCGAGGTAGCGGCGGTCGCGACGGCGACGACGAGGCGGTGCAGGTAGTCGCCCGCAGCGCCCGTGACGCCGAGAACCTGGTTCGACTGCGAGACCGCGACGGTCTCGTACTGGTAGCGGTAGGGGTAGCTGACGCCGGCCATCTGGGCCTCCTCAGGACAGGAAACGGAGCTTGTAGATCGTCGCGTCGATCAGCGACGCGATGGTGTCGATCTCGTTCTGCAGCTCGGAGCGGTCGGGCAACCGCTTGCGCTGCTTCTCGACGTAGGCCTTCTGGTCCTCGAAGTACGAGACCATCGCCTCGGCGCCCTTGCCGCGGGGGCTGTCCATGCGGGCGACGAACTTGCCGACGAGGCCATAGCAGCCCTGATATGCCTCGACCACGCCATCGACGAGGCCGGGGATCGCCTCGTAGTACTCGCCCACCGCCTTGTGCGCGGCGTAGCTCGAGGTGGACCAGTGCATGAAATGCGCGGCGATGGCGGTGCAGAGCATGTGGCCTGCGAACTCGCCCATCGCGGCGTGGTACTCGCTCGACTCGCTCATATCCTGGCGCTCCTGCTGCGCGTTTCGTGCGCGGCCCACATGTCGTTCAGCGTGGCTGCGTTTGCGGCGCCGACGAGCAGCGGGCGGTCGGCCCGAGGCGGCTCGACGGGCGCTTCCTCGCGCCACGCGACGGCCAGCATACGGAAAGCGTCGGCAGGATGCGAGGTCCAATCATGCCTAGGCGTCGCCCTGAAGGCGCGCTTGTCCTCGTCGTACTCGCGCTGGTACTGGCGCAGCGCCTCGATGCCCTCTCGGCAGCGCTCGGCATCGAACCAGCAGCGGGGCAGCACAAGGCGCGCGGCCTGAATGCCGTCCTGCACGCCTAAATCGGCCACGATCTGGAACTTGCCGATGCCGCCCAGCAGCGCCGCAAGCTGCTCGACCACGCTGCGGCCTCCGCTCGCCAGCGTCTTGGCCCGGGCGTCGTGCGGGAGGTGGTGGCGGGCGTAGCGGAAAGGCTTGCCCGCGACGACCTCGGCCAGGTCCGCGACGGTCGAGCCGCTGCTGGCGTGGTAGTCGATGAGGTGAACCTCGCCGCCAGCGACCTGATAGAACCAGATGGCGGTGTCGTCGCGATAGCCGATGTCCCACGCCGTGAACACCGGGCGATCGGGATCATGCGGGACGCGCCCGATGCGGCCCGCGTCCGAGGCCTCGCGCATCTCGACGCCGTAGAACGCCCCGAGGATGGCCGCTTCAAACGAACACTCGTACTCCTGGTCGTACTGGTCCTGCGTCAGCTGCGCGCGGAGCGCGTGCAATTCGGTCGGCGGAAGGATGCCCGAGGCGCTGGCCGGCAGGCGCAGGCAGAACCAATCGGGCGATCGCTGCGCGGCGTCGAAGGCCTCGTAGAACTGGTTGCGCCCTTTTGGCGTCCCGCCGATCACCGCCCAGCCCTGCTTGTCCGAGAGCGTCGGGCGGATGACGTTGCCCCAGACGCTCGGCCGGAAGTCGCCGTACTCGTCGAGGTAGACGCCGTCGAAGCCAAGTCCGCGCATGGCGTCGGCGTTGTCCGCGCCGAATAGCTGGATCTTCGATCCGTTGCGCGTCGTGAGCAGCAGCTCGGCCTCGTTTACGCCAGCGGTGGCGGGCGCGGCGAAGCGCTTGAGGTAGTCCCACGCGACGGACTTGGCCTGCGAGCGATACGGCGCGACATAGGCGTAGTGCGCGTGCGGCCGCTGCGCGGTGATCGCGGCTCGGATCAGGTCGTTGACCGCCGCGACCGTCTTGCCGGCGCGGCGATGCGCGACGAGGCAGGCCCAGCGCTGGGTGCGCTTGTGAAACGGCAGGAACGCCCTCCGAGGCGCGTAGGGCAGCCGCACGGTCTGCACGCGCGGCGCGCTCACTCGGGCTCGCTCCATTCATAGCGGATGACCTGGGGGCCGCCCTCGGGGCCGGTTACCTCGGTGCGCGCGAGCTTCGGCACGTGGTACTCGACCAAGTCCTGGATGCAGCGAAACGCAGCCAGCGGCCCTTCCTCGGCCTCTATGCGCTCGAGCAGGTGACCGAGGCGCGGCGTCTGCTGCTCCACGAACGCAGCGATGGCCTCGCGGGCATTCGCGGTCGAGCGGTTCGGTCGCCCGGCCCTTGATCCGCCGCCGGTTTTCTTGCCCTTCGCCATGGCAGATTATCGCAAATCGCGATCAGGCATGGTCTGCATGGCCGGATGATGCCCCTCCCCACGCCATGCGTCAACCGCATAACGCCCTGCGTTCGCCGCCGCACCTCCGACCCGAAACGCGCTAGAACCGCCCTAGGAGCGCCGAAGCCCGGTCGCCCGCTACCCTGCCTAGGGTCAGGGGGCTTCAGGCGTTCCAGAGCCATCCTCGGCGCTTCTGGAGGCATCAGAGGCGAACCGGGACCGGAACTTCGCCATCGCGGCGTCAAACTCGGCTTTCTGGGCGTCGGTCATGGCCGAGTACTTGCCCGAGGGCTTCGACCCCTCGACCGGCAGGGCCACTGCCCGGCGCAGCTGGTGCCGCAGCGCCTTCGCCTGCGCGACCTCGGCCTCGAGGTGTTCGACCAGCTCGGCGTAGCTCGGAAACCACCGGAACTTGCGCGCCGCCGCGTCGAGGCTCGACCGCGTGAACGCGCTGGCCGGAAATTCCAGCATCGCCGCGTAGGCCCGAACCTTCGCCAGCCCGTCGGCCTCGCCCGGCCTCGTCGCCGTCAACGTGCCGAGCGCCGTCACGAACCGCTCGGCCAGCGCCTGCGGTGCGGGCTGCAGCGCGGCCTCGGCGGCGACCAGCGCGCGCTCAGCCTCGGTCTTCTGCGTCGAGGAAATCGACAACGGAGCGCCCGGCTGCTCGGTCTGCATCCTCCCGAGCAAGGCGCTCAGCGTGAACGATAAACCCGTTGCGTTCGGTGCGAGATCCTGTGCCATTGCCCTGCTTCCTTTCGCTGCTGCGGCGCACCCAGTTGCGCCAGGTTGCCGACCAGTTGACCTTCCGCCCGTCCGCGCCGGGCTTGCTGTGCCAGTAGTCGCGGAACGACGCCGCCTCGCGCTCGACCGCGACGCCGAGGGCGCTGGCGAAGGCGCGGTCCTCGTCTGAAGGCGACCAGTCGTCGGGCAGGCGGGTTCCTCGATCGGCGCGCGGCGAAGCGCGCGCTCCTAAGGATCCAGAACTGTCTCTATCGTTTCCATTGGTAGAGCTTCCCTTACTCTCGTCTCCTCTCCTCTCCTCTCCCTTGGAGTCCGTAACGGACGCCTCGACGGAATCCGTAACGGATTCGCGACGGATCCGTGCGCGCTCCGCAGCGGCATCCGTGGCGCGCTTGGTGCGCTCCGACTGTCGGGCCTTTTTCTCCCATGCTTCCAAGGCCTTCTCGGCCACGACGCGATGGTATAGACGGCCATCGCTGCACCGCACAAAGCCGCGCAGCGCGCCGCCCTCGCGGACCCGCTTCCAGGTCGCAAGATCGCGCCCGTACCCGGTCAGGCGGGCAAGGATCGCGTCGTCGTCGGGCAGGGAGGCGGCGGGGACTTGGTGCCAAGCCGCGCACCACGCCAGGACGGCGGCCCGGAACACCTCGGCGTCCTCGACGCCCGCGAGGTCGCTGTCGCGCAGGC